ATGCGATCGAAACATCTCCCCTAAAAAGGGGTAATCCATTAGTTCATTATAAATTATAAATTTACTAAGTAAATTGTCTAAGCAACTCAAAGCCTAGCGATTAGAAGGTAACGCACCTCTTCTAACCGCTGGTATCCATTAAGTTGCTGCTCTGTTCAACTTCTCCTAAGACCCCCAATGAGCTATCGGGGGGTTCTGACTCTATCTTATACTTAAGACAGTATTGTTGTAACTTGTATTCATAGGGTTCAGTCAATTCCCTACACATATGAGTCAAGTTACATTCCGCAGCTACTTTCCTTAGCTGTTGGCGGCGTAATTCATATAGCTCCTCGCCGTGATTGAAGTATTCACGCAGGGCTCCGTCTATATTTTGTGCACTTTGTTCCTCTACTGTTATAGCCTTGGATTTAAGTACAGAATGTAGACTTTTGAAAATGGATTCTTCATCTAAAGCGCCCATGAACATTCCTAGTCTTTGATTGTAGATATTCTTCCTTTTCAGAAAGTCCACATCTTCATCGACCATGAACGCCACGGGCTCCGAGACTTTATCTGGCATTGTTAGAACCTGGCCAAAGGTTCCCAAATAATTTGCTACCTTGATATGATCAAACCAAGTGCAAAGTTGTGAAACGGATGCTTTAAAATCATCTCCGTAAGTGGTTAATGCAACATTTTCGTGGAAAGGAGTATTATCGTTAAGAGGTCTGCCCTTATAATATGCGCAACGCAAATTAATAACATTCACAAGACAATTAATGACTACAGTGATGTTATTACCAGAGGGATTGGAACCGAAAAACTGATACAAGTCGCCATTCATGGCAACAACAGGATAACAGCAATCAGTTGCGATACCTTTCATAATCCTGATATCTTCATTAGTGTAATTACCACTAACCTTGGCAATCTCTATTAGGATTTGAAAAGCTGCTAACGTTAACTGTGCTGGCATCTTGGTATCATACTTCTTATAATCGCCAGCTACAATCCTATGCGCTCCGTGTTTTCGTATAAAAACAGCTAATTGATTCCATTCTGGACCCTGTGCATTAATTCCAACTGCCATCTCCGCTACCAAAGGATTCATCTGTAGAAATCTCGCTACAGGCAAAAAGTATTTCCTTATAAGTAGTTGAAAGGCAATGGGAGCTGCATGGAAAACACGAACCTTATCCTTATCCAACTTTGTGGGTTCATCTTTCAAACACCCTTTAAAGATGGGATAACCACGTTCGTTCTTTAAGTACGATTGTTCCATGTTGTATGCTTCTATCCAAAACTGTTCATCTAACTCCTTAGGACAGGCAAAATCCTCATGATCATCAGGGTTCAAACGTGTTATATACTTGGCCTTAGCTCCCACCAATGGATAACCTAGTGATGTCTTGTCCTGTAGTGCATCAATAAAACGCTTTCCATCAATCCCGCATAAATTTTCCATACGTGTTAAAGGTCTAATATAATACTTCAAATAGACTCTACTCTGTAAAAAATTACACATTTTTCTTGTGTAAGAATTTACTGCACGGATCAGATCTTCTGCAGGAAAAGGTAATGAAGGATCGGCCACAGCAGACAAACATACTTGATATGGCTTCCACTCCGGTCTAAAATGGGGCTTTCCCCATTTTTGTGGTACACCCATATGTTTGGTAACACTATCACTGATGGGTGTAGGCACTACACATGAATCACTCCTAGCTCGTCCCTTGACTTGACCAAAATAATCTACTTGGCCAGGAGGTTCTAAGAAACAAACGGGGCTTTTAGGATGTATGTCATCACCTTCGTAGAAATTTATACCATACTGATGAACAGGCATCATACCTTGATCTTTACACAACATAACACCAGGTATTTCACCAAGACGATTAAACGCATCATTGAATTCCTGTAGAGTTATAGTACCTG